CCGAATACGGACCAATATCAGGACTATTTTCAGAAACTTATAATGCTACGCCAGCGACAATTCCAAACCAAGTTAAGAACGTGGAAACTACTTCTGGGCCAAATATAGGCAATATATCTGTATCATGGACTGCTCCTATTAATAATGTAGGTGCAGCAACTTCTTCATACACTTTACAATACGGATTATCCGGTTCTGGAAATTGGACAACAATATTAGGTATAGTAGATACAAATAGAGTTATTCAAGGACTAGCAAATGCATCAACATATGATATTCAAGTTGCGGCCGTAAATTCATTAGGAACAGGACCATATAGTAGTTCTGTTTTGGGAATGACATTTGCTCCACCAAAAAGTCCTACAGATTTACAGGGCACGCGCGGAAATACTCAGGTAAGCTTAAAATGGACTGCGCCTAATAATAATGGCGGGACACCTATAACTGGATATCTAGTAGAACGTAGCACAAGTTCGTCAGGGCAATGGACACAAACGCTTACCGGTTCTACAGAAGCATCATTTGTAGTAACCGGATTAACAAATGGTATTTTGTATTACTTTCGTGTTTCAGGTGTAAATATTGTTGGCACAGGAACACCTTCTACTACGTTAAGCGTAACACCTTCTACTATCCCTGGGCCTTCGGTTATTACATCTTCGACAAGTTATAGTAATCAACAATCTTTGGTAAAATGGGCAGAACCTGTCAACACTGGCGGTGCACCCATATTGTCATATAATTTACAATATAGCTCTACAAACACGACGGGGTCGTGGCTACCTACTACACCATACTCTTTCAGTGCATCAACAATAAGTTACACATTTACGGGTTTAACAAATGGCACGCGATATTATTTTCAAGTGCAGGCGGTAAATTTAAATGGGCTAGGGCCATACTCTGCACAAACTTCAAACTCTACTGCCATTCCTGCGACAACACCGGACCCTCCTATAAATCTAAGCACTACCGCCGGTATAAATTCTATATCTGTATCGTGGAATCCTCCCGTCAATTACGGAGGTGCAATAATTTCATCATATACACTACAATATAGAACAGGGGCCGGAAATTGGACAACTATTCCGTTAATATCGCAGCCACAATATATCATTACAGGATTAAATCAGTCTACTACATATGATATTCAAGTTGCAGCGATAAATGTTGTAGGAACTGGGTCATATAGTATTATAGTAAATGGACAAACGGATAGTACTCCAAATAATCCTACAGACTTACAGGGCAGCTACGGAAATGCTCAAGTAAGCTTAAAATGGACTGCGCCTAATAATAATGGCGGAACACCTATAGTAAACTACTTGGTAGAATATAAACTAGACTCAACTATAGTCCCACCTGGATCATGGTCGCAAGTTTATACTGGTTCTAATGGAACAGCTTATATAGTAACAGGATTAACCAATGGACTTTTATACGATTTTCGTGTTTCGGCTGTGAATGGAGTTGGTATAGGCTCGCAATCAATTATTATAAAAGTAATGCCGTCTACTACTCCTGGACTTTCTGTTATTACATCTTCAGTATCTTGTGATAATCAACAAATACTAGTGACATGGGCGGCACCAGTCGATACAGGTGGTCTGCCTATATTGTCATACAATTTACAATATAGCTCTACAAGTTCAACGGGGCCATGGTTGCCTACTATACCAGACACTTTTAGTGCATCAACAAGAAGTTATAGATTTACGGGTTTAACAAATGGTACGCAATACTATTTTCAAGTAAGAGCAAACAACTCTAATGGGTTGGGGTCATACTCTGCACAAACTTCAAACTCTACTGCTACGCCATCCATAACACCTCAATCGCCGTCTTCATTTACTGCAACTGCTATTATGGCTTCAAGTATTGCTCTTTCATGGTCCGCGCCTACAGGTCTTGCAAATACGGGTGGAAATTCCGCTATAGGATATTTAATTTACTGGTCAGAGTTCTCATCTACAGGAACTAGTATTCCTCCTATATATTCGTATGATACTACTACGGGGAGCACTCCTCCTGCTACTACATATACTATAACTGGGTTAACGCATACCACTTTATATGAAATTCAAATATCGAGCATTAGTTGTTCAGGCGTCGGTCCAATATCCGGTCCTAGTTTATATCTTACAACATCTAGTATTCCTCCATCTGAACCAACAAATGTAGCTATTTCAGGCTGTAATACTGGACACACAAATAGTGTTATGCTTACATGGACTGCACCAGTCGACGACGGCGGTTCTCCTATTATAAACTATATTATATACTATAGAACAACGTCACCTACCGGTATATGGTATACATATAATACAAATTCTGGTTCTACAACTGCTATAGTTCCAATTCCTTCATCAAACACTTCATATGATTTTAAACTCGCAGCACAAAATAATGCCGGTGTTAGTGTTTTCTCTTCTCCTATCGTTTCTTCTTCGTCATATAACCCCCCAACTGCACCTACAAATCTTGTCGCAACAAATGATCTAAGTGGTTATATATTTTTAACATGGACGCTTTCAACACAAGAAGCACCCCAAACTATTTCTTACTATATTATCGAGTATAAAATATGTGAATTTGGTGGATGGATACCATATCCTACGACTATACCATCACCAACAAATTCTGCAACGATAAATAACTCTAATATTGCAAATAATCTTCCATATTTATTTAGAGTTTATGCAGTAAATTCATGTGGCGCGAGAAGCGATCTATCAAATGTAGCCAGCGCAACTAGCTACAACAACGATTCCCCCACTCGGTTGTGGACGCGATTTAACTCAAATTGTTCGGGAAATATTACATCTTACGATAGTTTGACGCGAAATATGCTTCGAAAGGGGCAAGTATTGCAATATCCAGTAGTAGGAACATTGCAATATTCAAGAGCAACACTATGGTCGATGGCTGCCAAAAATCAACTTACGCGTCAAAAAGCTTGGGCATCTGAGTCTCAGCAATATACATACCCCAATATTACAAATATTAATAATGAACCAGGAGTAGGTTTACGACAAACACCGACATCTTTGGTCTGTTGGACACCTCCACCGACAATCATATGTAACCCTACAAGTTCGTCGGATGTTCCAGGAAATTCTACGACACTTTGTATATCTAAAAATGCACCATTTGATAATTATAGACATCCTAATACATATGCATCCGGTGGGACAAAATGGCCTATCTTCTTTTCAAAATGAAGTGTTTTCCACTTTTTATTTTATGAATTATTTGTCTACTGATAAATACTTCATAATATAATATAATATAATACAACACAACTAAAATATACAAACATAATTATCTTGAAGTTTGGTTATAATACCATTGGTTAGATAAATATCTTGGTGTAGATTCAGTTAACTCAAGCGCCTTGGATACTGGTTTAATATTCGGGCCAATAGAAATAATATCTTGTATCTCTGTAATACTGATCGAACGATTATAGTATGTTAAATTTGACAAATATCCACTAAATCCGCCATTCAATGATACATGAACATCGTCGTAGTTCTGTTTTACAACCTCTGTCATGACGCGTCGCTTTACAAGACGCCCATTCACATAGATATCGCAATTTTTGTCTTGAACACGTATAACTATATTTATCCACTTTGACATAGGCAAATCTGTGACTTCTATTACTTCTTGATAAGGGTTATTAAATGAGTTCATTATTACCCGAAATCCGTCATAGTTGGGATTGATATAAAGTCCAGGTGCATTATTAGGTGCGGATGCTCCCGGATAACCATCTTTGGATGTTGACGGAGTTACATTGCCCTTATTAAAAACATGATGGAAAGAAGTGTTTTTATCTTGAAATCCGTTCAAATATAGCCACACAGACCATGTAAATTCGATGCCATCTTTCTGATTTTCAGAACGAAGAATAGTTATTGATGATTTATTCTCTGGATCCTGTGATATTGTAGTAGATACTGAACCATTTTGTAAACCATTAATCAAAATAATTTTGCCGCTTGGCGAAAATATCCACGTAATAAATGATATCATTAATCTAAATAAAATAACAAATCCAATGATAACCATTAATAAAAATGCCAGTTTTGCAACCCAACTATTTGATTCAAGAAAATCCTTCGAACCACTCACCATATCTTTTGATGAAAAGTCACTAAATGATGCGGACTTATCAGCTCCGGCTCCGGCTCCGGCATCTGCAGCATCGGCACTGGTATCACTAGAAGGTTCAGGATTTGTATTTGATGTATCTGCCATTATAATCTAAAGTGTTGTTATTATATTATTTATATTATTTATATATTATTTATATATTAGATTATTTATATAATTAATATAAAAAATTATATATTTTTATATCTATTTATTGCTAAATCGCTGAACTACATGATTAAAATTTTATTATTAAATTTTAAAGCTTTTTATTACATTGTTATCTTTCAAGAATGCAAATTCTAACTTATATCTCTGGAATAAGTTATTTATTCCTAATGGCGAGTTGCTATATCCTTTTGCATATGTATTCCATGCATCCTGGGGACTAATAATATCGGGGTTATATAAAACGCTTGCAATATAGCCAGAAAATCCCTTCAAGTCACTTACCCCCCCGCAGTCAGTTCCGCTGCCACTACCTCCGCCGATATAAATAGTGCTTCCTTCGCCAATTGTTTTCGCTACATTAGTAAGAGGACAAGTTCGAACCAATTTACCATCTATGTAAACATCTACCGCGCGATTATACACACTAATAGAAATATTTACCCACGACTGAACGGGGAAATTCGTAACACTGCAAGTAGATTTACTAATCGGGCAGTCCTTATATGGTTTTGATGAGCTTGATGATATTGATGAGCTTGATGATTCAGCTTTTACATAGATATGCAAATCATTTCTAGTGGGATCTAAATAAAGTTGAAAAAGAGTATCATTTCCTCCAACTAATGGAGATTTTCTTATACATATTATATTTTTACAAGAACCATAATTTACTGACCAGTCACCGATATATACCCACGTTGAAAATGAATAATTACTTAATCCACTTTGCGCAACATCTTTACCTGAAATGCAGTTAAGAGTGCTGGCATTCTGGAATGACATCAACACCTTTACCGATGTGAAAAAATATGACCATATTAAATATAATATTATAACAACTATTACAACGCCTATTATTATTTTTAAATCCATTTATAATATACATCTAGAAATTTTCTAAAGAATGTGTTTTATTTATTTATTTACTTATTTATTTACTTATTTATTTACTTAATTATTTATTTTATAACCATTTTTATTTTATAATAAATAATATAAAACAAAAATGACATAACTATACGGATTTATATTAATTCGAAGTCGGTGGATTAAAATTTTTCAACGATTCGTAAATAATTCTTATATTTTCAGCAAGTAGAGGCTGTTTATAGTATACTAAGTTGCAAGCTTCGCCATATATACCTGGATGCGAGCCAATATGTATTGATTTTGGATTATTCATTGGTATAACTTCCGACGTAGATGTTACTAAAACTCCATTTATAAATATATCCATATTTCCGTCTGTAAAATTTATAAAAATATGATTCCATCTTGAATACAATACTTTTACTTCGCGCATATTATCTTTATTTGGAAATATAAATATTCTCTTACCACCACCTAAGTCATTCATATCTACCGCAAATGATAATGTTCCTTTTTGAGAATTAAATAATATATTTGGAACACCTCCAAAATTCACAAGTGATGTATTTTCAATATATGCTTCATTTGTATTATCGGGCACCGGGTGAACATATATCCAACAAGATACGCCATAGTTTGTTCTGTTTTTATCAAAAAGAAGAACTTGGGGAATATTAACTCGCGTTTTCATTTCCATTGGGTATACTTTATCGGTAACTACTACACCATTGTAGTTTACCACCTTATCAAATGCTACTGGAATCAAAAACTTTGCCGCAATTAATAATAACTCTGCGGCTAATATAATCATGACTACATATTGTTTTTTTGCAATATTGAATTGCTCTGCCACTGCATTTACCATGTCAATAATCAAACAAGGTATATATAATATTATCTTTGTTATAAAGCTAAATATAAATCCAATACCCCCTGCCGAATTTTGACTAAATTCAACATTAAGCGTTTGCATATTCAAATTAAAAACGATCATGACAAGAGCAATTAAGCCTATTGATAGCATAAAGTTAATAAATGTTATAATTTGCACCGACAATGATTGTAGTTTTAAAATTTGCATTAGTATATATACGATTATTCCCATAACTAATCCAAATCCGAGAAATGATAACATAATTTTCATAATTATACTTGTATATGGCCCTGCACTTTTCACACCTTTTGTTCCTGATAATGAATACAATGTCAAAATAAACATAAGAATACCGATGACTAAAAATCCGCCCAATGCGAGGCTCTTATATGTTGACAAAAATTCAAAACTATTTTTGTAATAAATATAACAGATAAACAACACATAAAAAACTAAAATCGCGAGCGTAAAGTAGCGTATTGTTCCTGTTAAAAATGACCTTATTGATTCTGAATAAAAATTCAAATTTTGTAAATAATTTAAAAATGAAGGTGAAATAGATGATCCAGACTGAGTAGTTCCCGTAAATGTCGAAACACCCGAAAATCCAATTAACTCAACTACATATATATAGAACCATCGCAATAAAAATAATATTGTCAGAACTTGTGCCACATTTGCCCATAGTCCATTGTCTGTATATTTATATAAGATATAGTTTAATAATCCTATACCCGCAACAACTATTGCATTTATAGCAAGGGATATTTTATTCGTAGTGACATAAGCAATAATATTTTCTGTATTCATAATGAAAATAATAAACAATAGTATTGCAACACCCCCGACTATTTTTGCATATGTACTGATTTTGTCCCAATACATCATGCTAATCATTAACACGAGAAGAAAAATACCGCCAAAAATAATGTTCATAAACTTTCCTATGTTATCCATTAATTGTTTAAAAATATATACTAATGCAGTAACCAATGGATCAAATAAAAAATTTAATACTAGTAAAACGCCTAACGCGCCTGCGATATAGTCCGTAATATATTTTACTGAATCAGGAACATACGTTCTTGATAAAATTAAAAGTAAAATAGTCGGAAAACACCACGTAAACGTTAAATAATCTCTATTTTCAAATACTTCACCTAAATATGAAATATTTTTATATGCACATAGTGTCAAAATAGATAGAATTAATACTATTGCTATACTATATCCAGCAGTACTTCCACCAATAGTTACCATTAAAAATAATGATATTCCAACTAGTAAAAATATAAAAAATTTTATAATAGTAGTAATACTTAATGGCTGGTCTGATGTTCCAGGTGTAGATGATTGCATTCTATTTTATGTAATTAATTATTGTCCTATTATATTGTCCTATTATATTGTCCTATTATAATTTAATATATACATATAAAATATAATACTATCAGACGCCCTAATCCTAATGGTTTAATCTATCCATTGCAGTTTTCTTTCCGTGACAATCGCGACATAATGCTACTAAATTATCTATTTCATTCGATCCTCCATTATGTAGTGCTATAACATGGTCTACCTCAAACCATGCAGGTAACTGCTTGTTACAATCTTTACATAACCAATTCTGACTTGCGGCTATATATTTTTTCTTTGTTTCACTAACGCTTCTTTTTGTTGTTCCTTTACCGGACTGCATCATGCGACTGATTTGTGATTGAAATG